GTCCTTCGCCGTGCTTGGCATGCTGGTGCTCAGCCTGGCGCTGTGGGTCACTTCCGCCCCGCTGTTCGCCTTCGGTCTGGCTATCTTCGGCGCCAGCTTCGGCTCCGCAGAGGTCGCTATTAACGTCGAAGGCGCGGCCATCGAGCGGGAGATGAATAAAACGGTGCTGCCGATGATGCATGGCTTCTACAGCTTTGGCACCCTGTTCGGCGCCGGGGTGGGCATGGCAGTGACCGGATTCGGTCTGCCGGCCGCCCCGCACATCCTGGCGGCTGCGCTGGTGGCTATCCTGCCCATCGCCATTGCTATCCGCGCCATTCCCGACGGCACCGGTAAAAATGCCGCCGAAGTCGCCCACGGTGAGGCGAAAGGTCTGCCGGTGTGGCGCGACGCGCAGCTGCTGCTGATCGGCGTCATTGTCCTGGCGATGGCCTTTGCCGAAGGCTCGGCCAACGACTGGCTGCCGCTGCTGATGGTGGATGGCCACGGCTTTAGCCCCCCCTCCGGCTCCCTGATTTATGCCGGTTTCACCCTCGGCATGACGCTGGGCCGCTTTACCGGCGGCTGGTTTATCGATCGCTACAGCCGGGTGGCGGTGGTCCGCGGCAGCGCAGTGATGGGCGCCCTCGGCATAGGCCTGATCATCTTCGTCGATAACCCCTGGGTGGCGGGCATCTCGGTGCTGCTGTGGGGCATTGGCGCCTCGCTCGGCTTCCCGCTGACCATCTCCGCCGCCAGCGATACCGGGCCGGACGCGCCCAAGCGCGTCAGCGTGGTGGCGATCACCGGCTATCTCGCTTTCCTCGTCGGGCCGCCGCTGCTGGGTTTCCTCGGCGAACACTTCGGCCTGCGCAGCGCCATGATGGTGGTGCTGGGTCTGGTGATGGTGGCGGCGCTGGTCGCCCGCGCGGTGGCTAAGCCACAATCTGAACCCGTTATGGAGAA